TCACGGCGGCGTTCGAGGCCGACGACGACGCGCGCCAGCGGGGCGAGAATCCGCCGGAGGTCGACTACGTCGGCGTCCTGCTCGCCCACGTCAACGTCTGACCCGGGCCGCTCCGGGCGGGGCGCCGTCGGCCATTCGCGCCGGTGCCCTCGCCCGATCCGCCCGGATCACTTCCACGAATGAAGGGAGCGCCACGATGCGCACCTACCCGATCGACGCCATCGAAGAGGCGTACGACGGTGACGACCTGCGGGGCGATGGCTACTCGGGTCGCGGCATGTACGGCAAGACCTGCGCCGCGCTGGGCTTCGACAGCATCCCGGACGCGTTCGTGTTCTTCGCCCTCCTGGGCGAGTACACGGCGGCCGGTGACGCGGCGGGCATGGACGACGACGCGTCGGCGCAGCTGTTCGACCTGGTGAAGGCCGCGTACACCGACGGCATGGGTACCGGCATCGTCGTCTACTTCCCGGGCTGGGTGTTCGCGTGACGGCGGACAACCTGGAGGAGCTGCTCGCAGACCTCTACGACTACGGCACGCAGGAAGCCTACGGGGTGGTCTGCGACGGCCCCCGCGAGCAGTTCGCCGAGCGCTGGGGCCTCCTGGACGACACGCTGAACGACGCGAAGCGCCGCGCCGCCGCGCTGACCGAGCGCCACGGCGTGCCGTTCCGGGCCGTCACGATGGTCATCAACGTCAAGATCAAGGAGTCGAAGTGACCGCGCCGGAGATCACCGACGCCAAGCTGGCGCGCATCCGCGCTCTGCTGGCCAAGGCCGAAGCCACGGAGTTCCCGGAGGAGGCCGAGGCGTACACCGCCAAGGCGCAGACGCTGATGGCCGAGTGGGGCGTGGAGCACGCCATGCTGGCGGCCGACAACCCGGCGGCCAACAAGGTCGAGGGCCGGATCATCCCCGTGCTGGCGCCGTACGCGATGGGCAAGACATCGCTTCTGTTCGCCATCGCCAGGGCGCTGGGCCTGGGCGCGGTGCGCCGCACCGGCTCCGGCGCGGGCAAGAACGGCAACCAGAACATGCACCTCTTCGGGCTGACCTCCGACCTGGAGCGCGCGGAGATGCTGTTCACCAGCCTACTGCTCCAGGCCCCGCCCCTCATCCGCCGCGCCCAGGATGAGGACTGGGGCGCCTACACCTTCAGCCCCCGCACCTGGACGCGCGATTGGCAGGAGGGCTACGCCACCCGCGTCGAGGAGAGGCTGAAGGCGGCCGAGCGGGCGGCGCGTCACGAGGCGCCGTCGGCCACCCCGGGTGGCATGTCGCAGGCGCTGGTGTTCGTGCGGCGCGACGAGCTGGTGGCCGCGGCGGTGGCCGCGGCCTACCCCAAGCTGGGCAAGCCGGGGGTGCGCCGGGTCGGCAGCGGCTACAGCGCGGGCAAGCAGTCGGGCTCGCGTGCTGACCTGGGTGGGCAGCGCCTGCCGGGTCAGAGTCGGCGGGCACTGGGCCGCTGAGGCACCGGGAAAAAGGTTGGCACGCCACTTGACAGGTGGCGTGCCAACTTGCTACGGTTGACGAGTTGGGCCAGTAGATCCCCGAAATGAGGAGCAGCCATGAAGCTGACCGCCAAGCGCCGCGAGCTGATCGCCGCCGTGCAGGAGTACGCCAAGGCCAACTATGACGTGAGCGGCTGGAGCGTCATCGTCGAGTGCTACGACGAGCAGGAGATCGCCGAGGTGATCGGCCGGGCCCGGACCCTGAAGGGCGCGCTGGCCAAGTTCGCCACCATCGTGGGCGTCGTGGGCGAGCGCATCGCCGCCGCCGCCATCGAGCGGGAGGCCGCCGTCGGTACTACCGTGGTTGACCCCAGCGCCGCGCACTACGTGGTGCGTTCCACCAGCCTCTACCCGTTCGACGGCCTGGTGGACTGCTCGTGTGGCGCCGAGTTCTTCAGCGAGAAGGCGGCCGACCTGCACGTGGCCGAGGCCAACAAGGCGCTGGGCTGCTACGACGCCACCGCCGAGGGCTACCACCCCGACGGCTCGATCGTCCGCTGGCGCTTCGACGAGCACAGCGGCGAGGGGTGGGCCTCCCGTACGTGGCCGGGCAAGGTGGGCCGCGGCTCCATCGAGATCGAGCAGGACGAGACCGGCGACTACGTGACGGTGGAGCGCTACGTGCCGGGCTGGCGGGGCGCCGACCTGGCTTCCCCGAGCTACTGCGACTACGACCCGGCCGTTCCGTTCTGATAGACCCCCATGGCACCGCGCATTGTCAAGCGCGGTGCCATTTGCTATGGTGAGGTCCCCGACCCCGAGGAGATCACATGTTCACCCTGAACGAGAAGCAGGCCGCGGTGGTGCGGTCGGTGGCCCGCGCCACGCGGGTGACGATGCGCCACCAGACCGGCGCGGTGCAGGCGATCATCCGCAGCCTTGTTGCCCGTGGCGTGCTGGCCATCGACGCCGACGGCCAGGTGTCGGTCGTGGCCGGGGTGGAGCGCTGACCGCTTGTCAAGTTGCTTGACACCGTGCTAGACTTCGGGTGTACGGAAAGCCACGCCCCAGGAGGCAGCAGTGACCTACGTCAGCAACAACAAGGCGAGCATCGAGGCCAACGGCCTGAAGTTCCTGATCGAGCAGCGCAACGTCGGCTTCGCGAACAACGACGGCCGGTGGATCGTGAGCCAGCTCGCCGAGCTGTACTGGTCGCCCATCGGCGTCATGCGCCAGCGGCGCCCCGGCGCCTTCCTGGGCGTCTTCGACAGCCTGGAGGCCGTGCACGCGGCCGTTTCGGCGGCCACCCCCCAGCCCGAGCGTGACGAGATGGTCATGTCCATGGGCCGCGTGAGCTGCTGACCGCACCAGAGATACGACGAGAGGGGGCCTACGGGCCCCCTCTCCGCATTCAGCCCAGCGGGCCCAGACCCGATCGGCCACCCGCCCGATGGGGCAGCACGCCGCGTCGCGCCTGGCCGAGCGGGGAGATGCTACGTGCCGGGATGCGCCCCTGTGGCACGGCTATCTCTCCGTCGCGCCGAAGCTGCTCGGCCCACAGCGCCATGACGACGGCGTCGCCGTTGTCCGGCGAGCGCCCGAGCGCCTCCACCACCTCGTCCTTCTCCTGCACCTTGATCTTCGGCGGCACACCCGTGGTGATGGTCCACTTCGGGGTGTTCAGGTCGGAGATCATGAGGTCGTTCGGAGGCAGCGCCAGCTCGGCGCCGAACGCCGGATCGAGCAGCTCCCGTACATGCCAGTAGGCGGCACTGCGGGTGTTGGTGAAGCCGAACTCCCCGGTACGGTCGCGGAAGCCCGTCTTCGCTGCGCCGGTGTAGGCCAGGACAGGCAGCTTCAGCTCGCGCAGCCGGTCGACGACGCCGCCGCCGACACCCGCGGAGTCGACCACGGCCACGCGTCGCGGGTCGGCCGGGTCGTCATCCTCAGCGCGGGTGATCAGCGGGATGACGCGCGCCGCCGTCTGCATGGTGTCCTCGCGGTTGTGCGGCTCCAGCTCGGTGATCACCAGACCCATGCGGTGGGCCAGGATGGTGGCGTCGCCGCCGGTGCGGGCCACGTCCACGCCCACGATGCGGCGGCCGGGCACCTCCGGGCGCCCAGCGTCGTTCCAGAGGTGCCAGCGGGCTATGGCCGCGTCGATCCACGAAAGCGGAATGAGGGTGTCCTCGTCGCCCTCGTGGAACTCGCCCAGGACGCGGTTGGCGTACAGGGCGCTGTCGGCGCCCCACTGGAGGGCGCGCTGGGCCGCCCAGTCGGCCGAGATGCGACCGGCGGCCACGGCCTCCTCCAGCTTGACGTGGCGTACGGCCCAGTCCTCCAGGCCCTTCTTCCGGGAGTGGATCTCGAAGAATCGGCCGCGCGGCGGGCCGGGCGTCGAGATGGCCAGGGCGAACGCCTCCGGCAGGGTGCCATCGGTACGGCCGCCGGAGAAGGCACCCTCGATGGCGTCCCAGGTGGCATCGGGCACGATCTTCGCTTCGTCGATCAGGTACAGCAGGCTGTCGGCGTGGGCGCCTTCGATCAGTTCCGGCTTGCTGCTGGCGATGGCCGACGCGGCACCGAAGTGCATCTTCAAGGTGAGGTCGAGCAGCTCGCTGCGCTCGTTGAACGGTGGCCGTCCCAGGTCATCCCAATTGATGTTGCGCGACCACTTGTGGATCTCCGGCCAGAGGAACTTCGTCAGATGCCGCCACGCCGACGCGGTGGTGAGCACCTTCCAGTCGATCTCGCACAGCTCCCGGGTGATGGCGAACCACTGCACCACCATGGAGGCGATGCCCGTCTTCCCGAGTCCGTGCGGGCCGCGCACCGCGGCGCGGTGCCGCTTGGCGAGAAGGTCGACGATCTCGGCCTGGTACGGCGTCATGCCCTGGCCGGGGCGCCACAGGATGAACCGGTCGATGAAGCCGACGGGGTCGTACAGGTACGGCCGCATGCCCTGTTCGGTGAGGTCACGCTGGCGCATCCGCAGGTCGCGCAACATCCCGAGGCGTACGAGGCGTTCCCTGATCTCCTCGGCTTCAGTCGTCAATGGTCTCGCCTTCCACGTAGGCGGGCTCGCCGCCCTCCAGGCGCGCCAGCTCGGCGGTGAGACGGGCCATCTCCTGGTCGATCATGTCCACCGTGATCATGGTGTGCTCAACCTGGATGGGCCGGTAGAGGCCCTGGAGCCGGTGCAGCTCGGCCATGGCCCGCACGGCCGCGTTGGCCGACTTCGTGTTGCCCTCCTGCACGGCGGGCCACAGGCAGCGCAGCAGCTCCTCCAGGCGGCTGATCTGAAGCTCGCGCCGGGCCTCGATGTCGTTCTCGCGTGACAGCCGGTGCACCTCGTGCAGGTGGCGGCGCACATCGTGGGCGGTGATCTGCATGGCGATCGAGATCGCCAGGATGCTCTCACCCCGGATGCGCCGGTCGTGCACCTCGCGGCGCACTGCGGCCTCGTCGTCGGCGGCGGCCACCGTGCGGAGCTGGGGGATGTCGGCTCCAGGCGGCGGCAGCGCCCTTCCGGTGTGCCCCTCGCCCAGGTCGTACCCCTGCCCGCGCAGCCACTTCACATCGCCGGTGACGGTGGTGAGGGTGACCTCATGCGCCTTGGCGATGGCGGCGAGCGTGTATCCCTCGCGCCGCAGCGTCAGCGTCCTCATGCGCCGGTCGTGGATCACCTGGGCGTCCACGCCTTTCGGCCTGCCCATCTGCGCACCTCCTCGGGGGTCGCTCCTGTATCGATCTTAGGAGCGCCCCCGGCGTTCTGTCATCTCACCGTGCCGACATGGGGTCGCCGCCCCACGTGGCCCTCAGGGGTGCATCGCCGACCTGGGGCAGTACGGCCACCTGGCCGGGCACGCGGCGCTCCTGGATGATAGGGCCGCGTCGGCCGCCGCCGTCCTCGCGCAGATTCGGGCGCGCGGGCTTCGGCGGGTCGATCTGGTCGGCGTAGGCGCGCAGCCACGCCGCCGTGACGGCGTCGCCGCCCTCGGTGGACTGCCGCACAGTGTGGGCCACGCCGGGCTCATCGGTCTCAACGGTGATGCGGTGCCACCGGGGGCCGTCGAACGGCTCGCGCTGTCGGCGCGCGGTGGGAGCGGTGTCGCTCACTGGTGCCCCTTCCGGATGTAGTCGATCATGACGGGTGGGCCGGAGTCGGCCTGCCCGTTGCCCATGTCGCAGTACGCGCACAGGCTGACGACGGGCGTACGCCCGCGTGCGGGCATGATGTGGATCTTCGGTCGGGTGTTGCACAGGCCGCACTGGTCGTCAGGCCGCATGCGCGTCCTCACCTTCTCCCCCTCCGTCGGCCACCCCGCCGATGCCGAACAGGTGCAGGTCGGCGCGCGCCGCCTTGACCCAGAAGGCATCGCGCCCCAGCCCCCCGTGGTCGCGGAACTCGGCATACGCCGCGCTGTCGCGGGCGTACTGGTCGGGATGGTTGGTGCGCTCGTAGGACTCGTCCACCTCGGCCTTGCCTGCCGACGGGTGCATATGCTCGATCACCACGTCGGGGCAGTAGTGCAGGTCGTCGACACGCTGGCCCAGGTCGCGCCAGTAGTCGTCGATATACATGTGGCCAAGGACGGGCGGCGCCATCCATCCGAGAGTGCGCACGATGTCGGCGGCCATCACCACCGAGGTGGGCAGCTCCTCCCCCCGCAGCAGGTCGTCGCCGTAGGCGATGCCGGTCCACCCTGCGGCGTCGGTGAGGATGCGGTCCCATCCGGGGGTGCGTACCCGATGGTCGTCGCCCATGAAGCCCACGTGGGTGACAGTGGGGCATGGCAGCGTGGCGGCACGACACCGGTGGTGGACCATCATGGAGGCGTCGCCGCCGACGTGCAGGTGCGCGTGGTGGTTGAGTGTGCCGACCATGCCGCGGTGCCGATCGTCGAACAGCACGCCGATGCGCGGCCGGGCGATGGCCGCGTAGGCGGCCTTCTGGTCGGGCTCGTGCGGGCCGTCCACGGCGATCATCACGCACGTGAGCGGCAGCTCGGCGTTCTCCAGCGCAGACAGTGCGGCCTCCTCAGCGGCGGCCGGACGCCCCATGCTGGGAATGATCATGGTGAGTCGCCTGGGGTGATCGAGGGTCATCGGGTCCTCAGTTCGGGCAGTCGTCGCCGTAGTGCCACGTGCCGCCGCGCCGGTCCACCTCGTTCTGGGGGCAGCGGTTGAAGAACGTGCCGGACGGGTTCATCACGAACAGGTCCGCGACGACGGCACCGGGCACCTCGTTGGGCCAGCCCGGGTTCACCTCGGCCGGTACCTGGGTGATCACCGCAGCGCGGCAGACCGACTGGTACTCGCCGCCGGGCGTGCCGTACGCAACGTAGTGCACCGGGTCGTTCAGGCGCGGAATGCGGATCATGGTCTTCTCCTTCACGGCCAGCAGATCAGCTTGCTGACGGGCTCCCGGTGGCCGTCGAGCGGCACCGTGGTGTGGTCGGGGTAACTGTGCGCACGCCGGTTCAGCTCCTCGGCCGACATGGCCAGGATGGCCTGCGCCCGCTGGTCGACGCTGCCGCTCGGCAGCTCCCCCTTGCGGTGGTAGCCGGTGAAGCCGACGTGGTACGCCCGGGGAACCGCCGCATACGCGGTGGCCATCCCGTGCGCCTCCAGGATGCGGTGCAGCAGACCGTCCTGTTCGGCGTGGTTCGGATTGATGGCGCTGCCGGGGAAGTGGCCCTGGCAGTAGCGCACCGGGTGCCGGAAGTAGTGCGAGATGAGATGCGGCAGCACCAGGGCCAGCCGCTGCGGGTGGAACGACACGGCGATGGACTGGTAGCTGCGGTGCAGGTACATGGCCGTGTCGTCCGCGGGCGGCTCCGTGCCGATCGTGAACTGCTGGTTGCGGCACAGCGACACGCTGAACGCCTCGGGAATGAACGCGTGCGCGCGCCGGGCCGCGTCGAAGTAGTCGGCGCCCACCAGCACGTCCTCCTCGACGAGGTGCACCAGGTCGGGCTTCTCGCGTAGCACGTCGCGGTAGCTGGTCAGCACGTTGTAGCTGTTGCCCTTGTAGTTGTGCACGCGGAACAGCAACTGCGCCCGTTGCGGGCCCAGCTTCTTCACGAAGTCACCGGCCACCGTGAGTACGTCGCGGCTGTAGCCGCGGTCGAGGCTGATCCGGTACCGCTGGCGCCCGTCGTCGGCCACCCGCAGGCGCGTCAGGCACGCCTTCAGGAAGTCGGCCCGGCGCCACGCAGGAACGATCACCGCCTCCATCAGGCGGCCTCCGGCGCCCAGGGGACGACGTGCATGACGAGCACGCCGGAGCGCACACCGCCGCCGGTGCGCGACTGCACCTCGTAGGTGAGGTTGTGCGCGTCCAGCCACGGCAGGAGCTGCAAACCCTTCACCACGGTGGTGGAGTCGGGCACGACGTCGTCGACCAGCAGCAGGCCGGGCCGGTTCAGCAGCCTCATGGCCAGCATGTACTCGTGCAGGATGAGCTGGGAGTCGTTCTCGCTGTCCAGCAGGATGACGTCGAACCGCTGCTCGGCGGCCAGCATGCTGGCCATCCAGTCGACGGAGTAGCCGGAGCGCAGCGTCACGTAGTCGTCCACGCCCTCGCGGGCCAGCACCTTGGCGGCCGTCTCCACGTGCAGGTCGATGCTCGTGACGTGGCCGCCGTACTGCTGCGCGCGGCGGGCGAAAGCCAGCGTCGACCAGCCGTCGCCGTCGCGGTGCTCCGGGGTGTCGTACCGGATGGTGCCCGTCTCCAGGATCTCCAGGTCGGCGAGCTGGAACTTGGTGGCGAACGCCGCCAGCTCCCGGTCGAGGATGTCGTGCATGTGCACGGGTCGGTCCCTTCTGTCGTTTCGTCGTGTTGACAGGCTACAGCCTGCGGAGCAGGTCGAGCGCCGTGACGCCGAACCGCTCCGTGCGGGCGAGCACGTGCGCGCGCCCGAGGGCGCCGACGGTGGCGCGCTCCTGCTCGCTCATGTCGGCGGCGCGCCGCACGGCTTCGGCCACCGCATGCGGGGACACGGCGTGGTCGTCGGCGAAGTTGCGCCGCCCGGCGACGGTCGAGGGCACGAGCACCCCGTGCTCGGGGCGTACGTGCTCGTTCATCGGGCTGGCGTCGGTGGTGACGACGGTGGCGCGCATGCTCAGCGCCTCGGTGATGTAGTGGCCCCAGCCTTCCGACCTGCTGGGGCAGACGTGGATGGCGGCGGCGTTCAGTTCGCGGCGCTTGTCGGCCTCGGCGATGTGGCCGCGGAGCTGGCGCACGTAGGCGGGGGCGTCCCATTCGCGCTCGGAGATGATCGTCAGCTCGGGCAGGCCCGGGTCCAGGCGCCATGCCTGGATCACCTGCTCGGTGCCTTTCAGGCTGGAGTGCCCGGCCAGGTGCACGCAGCGCAGCTCGCGGGGCACGCTCTCGTCGAGCATGTCGCGCCCGGCGAAGCCGGTGTGGTGGACGTTGCGCAGCCCCCA